ACGAGACGTTCAGCTATGACTAAGGCTGGAACGGGTCAGACAAGGGCTCTCAAGGCCGTACCAGAGGCGAACAGAGATGAACCGAGATTGGACACGGCAATTCTTGCGCCGAAGTCTCTAATCGGCTCACCTACGCCCAGAATCCACTCAAGGCTTAACGATTTACCGTCTAAAGGCGACGAGCTGATTGACTTTGCTACGTCTTGCGGTATTGATCTAATGCCATGGCAACGATTTGTTATACATCACGCCCACAAAGTCAAAGAAGATCAGAGATGGGCGGCTTCCGAAATCTGCATCGTGGCGGCAAGGCAACAAGGTAAGTCTACGCTCTTATTGATCCGCGCATTGGCTGGTCTATTTCTCTGGAACGAGCCGTTGCAAATTTCATCAGCTCACCGGCTATCAACGGCTCTGGAGTTGTTTCGCCAGATTGTCAAGATTATCGAGACAAATGATTTCTTAAAAAAACAAGTGCAAGTCATTCGCTGGGCTCACGGATCCGAAGAGATTGTCACAATAACCGGCAATCGTTACATGGTGCGCGCCAGCAATAACGCAGCTCGCGGAATTAGCCGGCCAGAAGTCGTCTACATGGACGAGCTTTCAGAGATGAAGGATTTAGATGGGTTCGCCTCTTTGCGATATACCATGATGGCATCGCGCAATCCGCAAGTCTGGACGTTTTCGACGGCCGGAGATCAAGAGTCGGTCGTACTTAATCAGCTACGCGAGCGCGGAATGGCTGCTGCCGTAGGCGGTACGGATTCAATCGTTTATCTGGAATGGTCTGGATACACCGACGACATAACAGACGAAAAGAATTGGATTGCAAGTAATCCAGCTTTAGGCCACACAGTCCATGAAGATAACATTCGCGCCGTTCTCAATGATCCGCCGCACGTTGTCCAGCAGGAAGTCTTGTGTCGCTGGATTCATCAGAAGGACGCAGTCATTCCGGCGATTTCATGGAAAGAGTGTGAAGATGCCAGCGTTGAGCTTGATGTAGAAAAGACGACTTGGTTCGGACTTGATTTGTCGCCGGATCGTAGAGCAGGGGCATTGGTCGCCGCCCAACGCATTGGCGATGATAAATTTGTGGTCAAGCTGCTGCGAACATGGGAAAACTCAGTTTCACTCAATGATCTAGAAATGGCCAATCAAATCGCGGATCACTTTCGCAAGTATCCAGTCGAAGTTATTGCTTACTCAAAAAGAACGGCCACGGCCGTCGCTGGTCGTCTAGTGCCAGCCGGTATTCCGATCATGGACTTTGATGGTCACAATTACGCGACCGCATGCGATCAGCTACTTTCGGCCATTACATCAAATCGACTTCGGCACTCTGGCAATGAAGAGCTAACAAAACAAATGCTCTCAGCAGTCAGATTGCCTCATGGCGATGGCGGATGGGTAATAGGACGAAGAGCGTCACAAACGACCGTCTGCGCGAGTGTGGCTGCTGCCCTTGCCACATTCTATGCGACACGCCCAGAGACAGAGATAGACATTCTGGTAGGTTAGATGTATAGCAGACCTTTAGACTTCACGCATGGGTCTATTCTCTCGCACAGTAACGACGGCAGCTCCGGCTGCAACATCTGACATTGAAGCGTCTTTGGCTCCAGTAAATGTCACTAGCTCGCTCTACAATATCTACGGCGTCGCTGGCATTACTGCATCGCGCGTCGAATTTATGTCAGTGCCAACGTGCGCAAGAGCGCGAAACATTATTTCGTCAAGCGTCGCATCAATTCCGCTTAGGGTTCGCACAAAAGCAGATGGCGCGCGTGTAGAGCTTGTTCCAAAGGTAATCAATCAACCGGATCCACGCGTTCCGGGATTTGCAACGTATGCGTGGCTGGCAGAAGATTTGCTCCTATATGGGTACGGGTATATGCGCATTCTTGAATTATATGCGGACACGTATCGCATTCGCAGTGCAGAACGCATTGATCCAACACGCGTCACAATTAAAACTAATGCTCAAGGAACAGAAATTGAATATTATTGCATCGACCAAATACCAGCACCTTACGAAGGCGTTGGAAGTATGGCAGTTTTCTACGGAGTCGATGAGGGCATTCTTAATCGCGCCGGTCGCACAATTAAAGCTGGTGCAGAATTAGAACGCGCTGCAACAATGTACGCGCGCGAGCCAGTTCCAACAATGGTCTTGAAATCTAACGGCACTGCACTTCCAGCAGATCGCATCGCAAAGCTTCTTGAAGCTTGGGGGCAATCTCGTAGAAATCGCACCACGGCATTTTTGAACAGTGATGTCGAATTGCAGACTTTAGGATTTGATCCAGAAAAATTGCAGCTTAATCAAGCTAGATCTTACGTCGCAACAGAATTAGCCAGAGCTACAGGCATTCCGGCCTATTACGTCGATGCAGAATCTGGCTCAAGTATGACGTACTCCAACGCACAACTTGCGCGTCAATCTTTGCTGGACTTCTCACTTCGTCCAATTATGACGGCGATTGAAGAGCGTCTTTCAATGACTGGAATGGCTAATGATTTTGTGCCAGCATCACAGGAAGTTAAGTTCGATTTAGATGATTACTTGCGTGGATCAGCGAAAGAGCGCGCAGACGTTTACAAGATTCTCTACGACATCGGAGCTCTTACTTCCGATGAAATCCGACTAGAAGAGGAAATGATCCGATGAAAGAAATAAAGGCAACTCCAATGAACCTAGATTTTTCAATGAAAGTCACGGCAACGGATTTTCCAAAGCGCGAAATCTCTGGACGCATTGTGACCTGGAATGAAGAAGGCTCTACATCAGCCGGCTCAACTATGTTTAAGCCTGGCTCTATAACTTTTAGTAATACAACAAAATTGTTACTTGAGCATCGTCGTGAATCTCCAATCGGATTCTTAAAAAGCTACGACGAAGATGAAGAAGGTATTTACGCGACGTTTTCTGTTGCCAAAACAACTTCCGGATCTGATGCTTTAGAAGAGGCATTTTCTGGATTACGCGACGGCTTTAGTGTCGGCGTTCTAGCTGAAAAGTATAAGAACGTCGATGGCGTTCTAGTTATTAGCGCAAGCGCGCTCAAAGAAGTCTCACTGGTCACAGATCCGGCCATAGCGTCAGCCAAGGTTGCAGTAGCAGCTAGTGAGCAAGAAGATTCTGAATCCGATGTGGAAACAGAAGAACAAACTACCGAAGGAGATACGCAAGTGGAAACACCTACAGCCGTTCCAGAAGTCGCAGCCGAACCGGTTGAGGCTTCCAAAGTCGTACAAGCCGAGGCATCTCGCCCTCTGTATTTCGCTACACCACGTTCGCCAATTATTTCTGGCGGATCATATTTAGAACACTCAATCAAGGCAACGCTAGGCAACGAAGATTCTCGTCAATACATCAAGGCAGCAGATGATTCATTCTCAACGAATCCAGCCTTCAGCCCGGTTTCTTATGTCCGCGACGTTGCACAGAACACAAACGCAGATCGTCCAGTTATTGAAGCATGCGGTGGAACACGTCCACTGAGCAGCTATGGAATGACAGTGTCAATTCCTAAGATTACTGCTAACTCAACTGCTGCAACAGTGGCAGAAGGCGGAGATCCAACAGGAACAACCGCGATTACTTCCAGCTATGTGGACGCAACCGTAATTAAGAAAATGGGTTTTCAGCGTTATTCTGTAGAGCTTCTCGACAGATCAGATCCATCATTCTATGAAATCATGCTTTCTAATTTACGCGATGCGTATGCTCAGGCAACTGATGCTTATGTAATTGCACAAATTATTGCCGGCGGAACTGTAGCAACTGCAACAGATGCAGATTCAGCAGGAATCATTTCATTCGTATCAACAGAATCACCAGCCGCATACACTGCAACAAAGCGCACTGCAAAGTCATTTGTTTCAGGTACTTCAATCTGGTCACTCTTGCTTGGTGCAAAAGATACAACAGGACGCCCAATCTACAACGCTGGAAATCCTATGAACAACGCAGGATCTGCAACTCCAACAAGTATTCGCGGAAACGTACTTGGCCTCGATTACTATGTAGATCCAAACATGCTTGCCACTTCAATCGATAATTCAGCATTTATTATCGAGCCACGTTCAATCGAAATTTTTGAATCTCCAGCTTTGACTTTGGCCACAAACGTGCCAACAACCGGAGAAATTGAGATTGCACTTTATGGCTATATCGCAGCTCAGGCCGTCTTTGCAGGTGGCCTACGCAAATTTAATTTGACATAGTCACACACTAATCATGGGCTAGGTGCGCTCCCGTATCTAGCCCAGCAGCTCACGAAAGGAAACAGAGATGCCAGCAATCATTACAGTCGCCAGTCTTAGACAGGTTCTTGGCGTCTCTGTTTCTCTTTATTCAAACGATTATCTTGAAAGCATTATTGATTCAGCCGAGCAGGTAATTCTGCCGCTATTGACTGCCAATCAAAACTCAGTCGCCGCCGTTTATCTACAAAACAATGTCGCATATTACATAACACAGAAGCCGAACACATTCGTGGCCGGTCAAAGTGTCGTGATTACAGGTTGCGTTCCAGCTACATTTAACGGAACACTGACAGTAACATCAAATTATTATGATCCGTTTCCTTACTTACCTTTCGCATATCCGGCTCCATATTTCTACTTCACGGCAGCTATAACGAATAGTGACATTACATTCCGTCCAGTCATTCCTGGCGGCGTAGTTTATCTATCTGGGGCAGACGCGGCCACGCTCTATGCAAATACCGACGCAGTCGAACAGGCGGTCACCATCGTCAGCGTTGAGATATTTCAGAGCGTGGTCGCTCCAGGTGGTCAGATTGAAGGCGTAGATTTCGCTCCGTCGCCATTTCGCATGGGTAGATCACTCCAAAATCGTGTCATAGGGCTTTTAGGTAATTACATTGACGTCTCAACGATGGCCATGTAATGCCTACTCCAACGTCAATCGCGACCAATATCAGAGGCGCACTTGCCACTGCACTTGGATCGGTAGCTGCATCAGTATATTCGACAGTGCCAGAGGCAGTGATTCCACCAGCTTGCGTTATTGTGCCGGACGCACCTTATTTGGAAACGACGACAATCGGTGCGAGCACAGTACGCGTGAAAGTCAATTTGGTCGTCAGTGCAGCAGTGGCATACAACAACAACGCTGGAGCATTAGATAATCTTGAACAGTTAGTTATAAGCATTATGCAGGCGATGCCAACTGGATACGTTGTCGGAGACGTTCAACAACCGACAATCCAATCCGTGGGCGCATCAAATCTACTAGTGGCGGATCTCGCGGTCAGCACTTACTACACACAACAAACAATCTAAGGAGACAAAGAAATGCCAACAACAATCGTCACGGCGAGAGACCTTATTCTGACAATCGCCACAGTAAACTATGACGCACAAACAACTGCCGCTACGCTCGTCAATGCGCCGGTCATTACGACGTTTCAGACCCTCGATGGAAAAGTCTACAAACACATCGATGATCAGTGGACGCTCAATCTTGATCTTCTTGCAGATTGGGGCGTTGCATCATCACTCTTTGAAGCGATGTGGACTGCTGCTGATACTAATCCGAACACAACTTTGGCCGTATCTTTTACGGCCGTTACTGGCGCAGTCTTTACATGCAACGTCTTTCCAGTCTTTCCGTCCGTTGGTGGCACTGCTCCAGACGCACAGACAGATTCCTGGGCGATGCTAGTCGATGGCAAGCCAGCCGATACATTCAGCTAAACAAAACAGAAACGGGAGCAAAGAATGAAACTGCCAATCACAATCGAATACATGTCCGGCGAATCTGCAACCTACACGGCTCAGCCACCAGAGTGGGCTAAGTGGGAACAAAAGACAGGCAACACAATTTCGCAAGCGCAAGAGAAGATTGGAATTTCTGATCTTCTCTTCCTTGCGTGGAATGCCATGAAGCGTGAAGCTGGTGGCAAGCCAATTAAGGGCTATGAAGTCTGGTGCGAAACAGTGGCAGATGTGCAGGTGGGAAACAACGACCCAAAAGTCACAGAGCCGGAAGCGTAAGTCGATTATTGGTGCAGGTCGCTATCGCGACAGGCATACCGATGAGAGAATGGACTTCGGCCGACGACATCTATACGGCGATAGAGATATTGGAGAAACGCGATGGCCTTTAAAGCAACAAAAGGTCAGGGAACCTTTCGCATTGAAGTCGAGCCTTATGCGTTAAAGAATCTCATTTCCACACTTAATCTTTTAGACAAAGAAACTCAAGGTCGAGTCCGCGATGCAGCTCAGCCGTTATCGAAGCGACTAGCTGGCCAGATTATGATGTTTGGACACGGCTCACCGACTCCACAGACAAAGCTAGTCTTGCAATCGATTGTCACTCCACGCGATCGATTGATCCGCGTTGATATTGGTGGGGCAAAGAAGGTCGGTCGGGCTTATGGTGGACGCCCTAGCAAAAGCGGCAAAGGCGCAAAGGTCGGACGCACTCAAGCTCCAGCAGGCGCACTTCTATGGGGCTCAGAATATGGATCACGTCCGGGTGTTGATAGAGCAGGGCGAGCCTACACAAACCGATTCAAGGTTCCATATAATCGCGAAGGATATTGGTTGAATAAAAGCGTGGACTTCTACACTCCGGTAGTAGCCCAAGAGTATATTTCAATCGTTACGGGAATCATCAACGATTTGGGGCTCAAATAATGGCAGGCATTCCAAAGGTAAAGATAACCTTCGATGCTGACTTTGATGATCTCAAAAAAGGCATTAAGGGCTCACAGGCAGAAGTCGAGACTTTCGCTGACAAGGTAGGAGACTTTGGCAAGAAAGCCGCAGTCGCTTTCGCTGCTGCTGGAGCTGCAATCGGTGCGTTCGCAATTTCGGCAGTCAAGGCCGCCGCAGAAGATGAGACTGCACAAACTAAACTACAAGAAACTATCCGCAATACTACAAACGCAACTGCCGAACAAATAGCCGGCATTGATAAATACATTACGGCTCAAAGTATTGCAACGGCAACGACCGATGATGTTATTCGTCCGGCTCTCTCTAGACTATTGCGAGCCACTGGAGATCTCACTAAGTCGCAAGAGCTGCTCACATTGGCTCAAGAAATCTCAGTCGCAACGGGCAAGCCATTAGAGACAGTCACGAACGCGCTTGGAAAGGCTTATGAAGGATCTAATACTGCATTAGGCAAGCTAGGCATTGGAATTGATGCTGCAACGCTCAAGACAATGACATTTGATGAAACACAAAAACTTCTTAACACGACATTTGACGGCTTTATTGAAAATCAATCAGAAACGGCAGCATTCAAGTTTCAACAAATTAGCATCGCCGTTAATGAATCCAAAGAAGCAATAGGTGCAGCTCTCTTGCCGGTAGTCAAAGAATTGGCAGATTTCATCATTGTGTCAGTGGTTCCGGCGATTGAATCATTCGTCTCTGGATTGACTGGTCAAGATAGTCTGGCCGAAGGTCTTACAGAATCACAGAAAAAAGCCGTCGAGTGGGGCAAGAAAGTCAGAAACGTCATTGACACAACTATTGAATTAAAAGATGAATTGAAAGCCGTTGCAATTATTATTGGATCAATCTTTCTTGTTTCAAAAATTGCTGCTGGCGTGACTGCCACGATTGCCCTTATTAAGAGCTTGATTGTTGCGTACAATTTGCTAAAAGCATCAGCAATAGTGGCTGGCGTTGCCTCAGCATTTGCGCTCAATCCTTTGCTCGGCGTTGGCGCGGTAGCCGTTGCAGCCGCCGTCTTAGCTGGTGCTAACGCTCTTGCAAATAACAATGGCGGCGGCGAATCTAACTTTGCAAGCGGCGGGGCTCCGGGATACATCACAGGTGGAAGTGCCAACTCAACAAAGGCACTCAAAAACTCTGGATTTACTCAGCAAGAGGCAGATGTTATTGCGGCGGCTGACAGAGCAAAAAACGCTGGCTTGACCGTTCCAACGCTTACGCTACCCGGCGGAGCTTTTAACGACGCACAAAATCAAGCTAAATTAACTGGCGCAGGAGCTTTTAACGACGCACAAAATCAAGCACGAATTAACGTCACAGTAAATGGGGCAATAGATCCAGAATCTACGGCTAGACAGATTGTCAGCATTCTCAATGACTCTTCTTATCGCGGCACTGGTGGAGCCAGCGCGCTCGTTGGCATCTAATGACTCAATGGGCTCCAGTCTGGCGCGTTGAGATTGCCGGAACAGATGTCACCGATTCGGTTCTTGCCAATCTTACAATTACGTCAGGGCGCACAAATATCTACACTCAAGCTCAAGCCGGCTATTGCTCAATTACTCTTATCATCTTAAATCAAGCTGCGTTGCCCTATGAAATCAACGACACCATCTCGATTGAAGTGCAGAACACTTCGGCCGTGTATGTGCCAATCTTTGGCGGATCAATAGTAGATATTGCCGTAAGCGTCTCGCAGGTTGGCTCTAGCGCATATACACAAGAAGTCAGTATTACGGCTCTAGGCGCCCTTGCAAGGCTTCAGAAGGCACTCACAGACGGTGTCTTGGCTCACGACTTTGACGGCAATCAAATTGAGACAATCTTGCGCGAAGTGCTCTTGGCTCAATGGCAACAGGTTCCGGCCGCTTTGCAATGGAACACTTATGATCCGACTGTTCAATGGCAAGATGCTGAAAATAACGGACTTGGCGAGATTGACACTCCAGGCAATTATGAGCTGGCACAAAGAGCCTCAGAGCGCATTGTGATTTATGACTTAGTCGCCGCGCTCGCTAGTAGCGGACTGGGCTATTTATACGAGTCGGCGTCTGGGCTCATTTCCTATGCTGATTCCACACATCGCACGACTTATCTTTCGGCTAACGGATACACAGATCTCACTGCTAATCACGCTCTAGGGCAAGGCATCACGATTAAGACACGTGCTGGAGATGTCAGAAATGACATTACAATCAGCTACGGCATTAGCTCCGGCAGTGAAGTCAGTGACACAGATCCGGCATCAATAGCAATCTATGGCGACCTTGCGCAAATTATTACGACGACAATAAAACACCAAGCCGATGCCGAAGATCAGGCCGCGTTCTATCTTGAACTCAGAGCCTATCCGCAGCCAATCTTTGATTCCATTACTTACGCTTTGACCAATCCAGAGTTAGACAATGCCGATCGTAATGCCCTAATTAACGTCTTTATGGGTCAGCCAATCGCGCTCAATGACCTTCCGCTCAATATGTCGTCCGGCACATTTCAAGGCTTTGTCGAAGGCTGGACTTTCCGCGCGTCTTATAATCAGCTAGACATCACTCTTCTCATGTCGCCATTGGCCTATTCACTGCAAGCCATGCGATGGAACGACGTGCCAATCAATGAAGCATGGAATACCGTGTCGCCGACTTTAGAGTGGGAATATGCCACAATAGTGTCCTAAGGAAAGGAAACTCTCATCGCAAATCCAACTACGAACTATGGCTTTGTTCTCCCGACGGCGACTGATTTGGTTACGGATCTTCCGGCCGACTTTGATGTGGCATTGCAAGGCGTTGATACCAGACTAAAAGCCTTACAACCCGGAACGACGTTAGGCGATCTTGCTTATTCATCGGCAACTGCTAACACAAACACACGACTTGGAATCGGTTCCAATGGACAGGTCTTAGCAGTCTCCGGCGGTGTGCCAGCATGGACAACAACGTCAGATGTCACGCCATTAACAACTAAGGGCGATTTATTTACCTTTACAACAGTGGACGCTCGAATTGGCGTAGGCGCAAATAACACAGTCCTTACTGCTGATTCAGCAGAAGCAACCGGTTTGAAATGGGCTACACCAACAAGCGGAAGTTTGACATTACTTTCAACAACAACCTTAAGTGGTCAATCTACTAGCGTCACTGGAATAAGCGGATCTTACACAAATCTCCAAATTCGAATTGACGATTTAGGAACTGGCACGGCAGTCGGTATTATGAAAATGGGTTGCAATTCAAATACAACAACTTACGTCTCAGCCGGTGTTGATAGTAGCACTACGGCAGTTTTCGCAGGCGGTGGCAGTGCGTGTATTCCGCTCACTGGTAATCGTAATATGAAAGATACTGGCGGAGATAATACGGCTGGTTTAGTTAATATCTACAATTATGCAGGCACTAACGCATATAAAGCATTTGATGTTAGAACTGGTTGCACAAGTGCAGCCGGTGGCGATAGCGCGACAAACGCATCGGGTGTATTTCAAAGCACTAGCGCAATCACAAGCATTCAAGTATTTTTAACTGGTAGCGCAACCTTTGACGGCAGCCCATCTATGAAAATTTACGGAGTGAACTAATGACTAGACCAATGATAAGAGAACACAATTTAGAAACTGACGAAGTCATAGATCGTGAAATGACAAAAGCCGAACACGATGCTTATTTGAAAGCATCTGAACCGGAGCCATTAACGGCAGAACAAATTGCAGCGCAAGAAGCAAAAGCGTTGGCGGCAGCTAAACTTGAAGCTTTGGGATTAACTGCTGATGATTTGAAGGCACTTGGGCTTTAATGTATCCAAACGGCACTGCTGCTCGGATTCTTGAAGTCGCACTAGCTGAAATCGGCACGGTCGAGACTGGCGAGAATCTCACTAAATACGGCAAATTTACAAAGGCCGACGGATTGCCGTGGTGTGGATCCTTCTGCAACTGGGTCTTTCACACTGCCGGCGTCGAGATTCCATCGATGGTTTCAACGGCTGCTGGAGCTCACAAGATGAAAGAACGCGGACGCTGGATTGACGGTAAGGCGCAGCTTGGAGATTTATGCTTTATGGACTTTCCACACGATGGCATTGATCGCATCAGTCACATTGGAATTGTGGTCAAGACTGGCAAGACCAGCGTTCTTTGCATTGAAGGAAATACGTCCGGAACCGGAGATCAGCGCAACGGCGGAATGGTAATGATAAAGCGTCGCTATATTGGCAAAGAGATTGTTGGTTTCGCTAGGCCAAAGCTTGTTGCTTATGCTGGAGAATATCCAGTGGTTGAGCCACTTCCACAGGCGAAGCCAAAGGAGAAGAAAAAATGAAAGACATTAAAGCGTTAGCGGCTTCATGGGCAAGAAGTAGTGTTGCTGGAATGTTGGCCGTTTATTTAACAGGAAATCAAAATCCTAAAGATTTAGCGATGGGGCTTGTCGCTGGAATCGTGCCAATGCTCGCGCGTTGGGCTAATCCAAAGGACAGTCTAGGCTTCAAGAAGTGAGTGTAGGCGAATGGACGGCGGTGGGTGGTCTTGTTCTTGCGGTGCTCACTGCCATCTATTCGTCAATGCGATTCATGGTGAAGTCAATCATGCGGGAGCTGCAACCGAATGGCGGCAACAGTCTGAAGGATCAAGTGTCTCGAATTGAGGCACGTTTAGATCAATTGCTCCTGGAGTTTGCTCTGAAAAAATAGACACGCCGAAGCCAATCTTGAAAATGTCGGTCATCGATGTCACTCTGTATCTGGGAGCATTCGACAAGGCTCCCACGGGAGCAAAAATGACATCAGGTGAAATCGGTTTATTTTTATTTATGTGCCTAGCGTGTATTGCCTGGGCGATTGTGAGCTATTCAATGGGCTACAAAGAAGGCCACAAAGAAGGCTATCAACGCGGTCGCGCCGTAGGCCGTCACGCTTCATCTCAGGCGGTGACTAAGTGAGTTTCTTAGAGAACTACGAAGATGTAGCTGCAAGGATTCAGCGATTCTGGGCTACCTATCCAACAGGCAAAATCCACACGTCAATCATGGACATCAACCTGGAAAAGGGCTATGTCCTAGTCGAATGCCGTATCTATCGCAACTACGAAGATCAAGAGCCAGCAGGTATTGACTACGCCTTTGGCAACGTGAACACCTACAACGTCCAGATGAAAAAATGGTTCGTTGAGGACACATGCACTTCGGCGATTGGCAGGTGCGCAGGGCTGGTTCTAGGCACAGACAAGCGGCCGACAGTCCAGAATATGCAACAGGTAGAGCGTATCGATCCAAAGATTGTGCAGGATTCTGCCGTTGCCTATGATTACTGGACGACAAAGCATGGAGACGTGCCATCGTTTAAGACACGCGAAGAGGCAGAAGAAGCCGGCATTCCGACGCTTGGAATTGCTTTGGAAACTATTAAAGAGAATCTAGGCGGTGTGCAAGTAGCTGCTTCTGCAATGTGTTCTCATGGCCACATGGTCTGGAAAGAAGGCACATCAGCCAAGACTGGCAAAGGCTGGGGCGGTTATATGTGCGTCGAAAGAGTAAAAGCTAAGCAGTGTGCGCCAGCCTGGTACATGCTCGGATCTGATGGACAGTGGAGGCCACAGGTATGAGCCGGGTGACGGAGATGATTGACGTCGATACGATGGTCGGTCGGACTCTCATTGATGGCAAGATTGTCGCAGAGTTTAAGTGTGAACGATGCGACCATTGTGATCGGATAGAGATTCTAGATCGTGCAGGTTATCAACGCGATGTCTCTGGTGAGCCTATTCTCTGGTTCTGCGGCAAATGCAGAAAATGACCGTAACGGCGGCCGATGAATGGGCTATCCATAAACGTGCTAGTGACGTCGTCTTTGCTCAAGAAGCCATTCTTGGCGTGATTCAGTACTACAACAAGCTCAACAATCATGAACGCGTGGTCGAATATGCCGAAAGTCTAGCTGCGGAATTATGTGTGGCCAGATACTTTGGCCTTGACTACGACATCAATGACAACAAGGGCAAGAGCCGCTCGGACGTAGGCAAGGGTATAGAAGTCAAGTGGACGTCATATCAAGGCGGAAATCTTATCATCTCGCCCAATGATCGTGAGAGCGATGTAGCCATTCTCGTCGTCGGCAAGTCTCCGACTTACTACATCGTAGGCTGGCTTCCGGTAATTGCTGCCAAACGCAAGCGATTTAAGAATCCACGTCAAGACTCTTGGTGGGTAGATCAAGGCAATCTTAATCCCATTGAAAATCTAGCAAGGAGCGAGTATGCCGCTATTGCGATTTGATTGTTCAATCTGCAAGAAGCTCTATGGTGATGGGCGCAAGGAGCACCTAATCACAAAGGGAGCCGAATTGACGATGCACGAATGGTTCGCTCAATGCTCAGGTTGTGGGGCATTCTCGGTCAAGCTAGTCGATGATTCTCTGGTAAGAGACTTATGAGCATTGTTAAAATGAGCTATCAATGTCAATGTGGCGCAATTATAAAAATTGAAGATCGTGCAATTATGGACGGATCCTTTGCACTGCAAGAAGCCGTTATTGACCATGAGGACGAAGACTGCTGATGAGTAGTTATCCACAGAGTTATCCACAGGCACATGTGGACGATGCGACACACCGGACTCAATCCTTGACAGATTGTCAGTGTGCGTCGCTATACTTGAAAGATAATATCTTGAAAATAAAGATAAATAAAAAAAAAATAAATATAAAATTAAAAACAAATAAAAACTTATTGGCTATTCCTATGTCAATTCTGATCTTGACAGTATCCACAACAGTCGAAGCCAAAGCAGCAACAAAGACTGATTCTCTTAAGCTTTATGCACATTCAAGGATTATTAACTATGAGCAGTTTAGCTGCTTTCATTCCTTGATTACTAAGGAGAGCAACTGGAGAATTGATGCACGTAATGGATCTCATTACGGCTTAGGCCAGATGCGTAATGCTAAGTACGGACGACTCGATGGCTTCTCGATG